GCCCACGTGCCTGCAGCGATGCCAGCGCCGACAGCCAGCATGGGGCCGCCGATGGCGCTGAGGCCAGCACCGATCTTGCCCGCAGCTTTCAGCGCCGTTCCGCCGGCGAACCGCCCGGCATCAGTGGTGATCGCCCTGCCGGTCTCCAGCAGGTTCTTGCCGGTGTCCTTCCACCCCGGAGGATTGACCAGGCCGGCCATGTACGCCTTGCGGGCAGCGTTCAGGTCCTCCCGAGGGATCTCGTTCGCCTTGAAGGCCTTGCGGGCCTCGATGTACGCCTCACCGGACGGGGTATGCCACTGGGGCTCGTCCAGCCCCATCCGCAGCACGTTGCCGTAGTAGCCGCGGGCGAACCGGTTCGTCGCATCCCCGGCCATCCGCACGCCGCGGCTGAAGACCTTCCCCGACGTGCTCAGCGCATCACGGCCCGAGCCCATGCCGCCAGCCATCATGGCGCTCTGCATGCCCATGCCGGCACGCTCAGCACGAGTGGCTGGAACGCCCTCCTCCGCACCCACCCCGTACGAGGCCAGCGCCGCACCCTGCCGGAAGTTCTTCAGCTGCTGGGAGTTGCGCAGGGCGTTCACGCCGCCCTTGACCATCGCCGCCACCATCAGGCCCTGCATCGCCGTGGAGATGCCACCCCACGCAGCCCCGCCGATCGCCCCGACTGTGCCCGCCTTCTGGTAGGCATCCGAGCCGGTCGCGCCCTCCATCAGGCCGGCGACCTTCGTGGCGATCTTCAGCTGCAGGCCCATCACGCCCATCAGCGGCTTGCCGATGTTGGAGATGGTCTGGCCCATCGTCTCCTTCAGCATCGACGCCTGGTCCAGTACGCCGCCCATCGCCGCCCCAGCAGCCTCCTTGGTGCTGCCACTGCCGTAGGCGCCCACGCTCGTGTCGATCGCCCCACGCACCCCGCCAGGAGTGCGGGCCAGCGCCTGCAGCGATCGGGTGTCACGCACCGAGTCGAAGCCCAGGTTCTCCAGCAGCCGCTGCGAGCCCTGCCCGGCCTTGCTCAGCGACTCCGTGAACTGGTTGAGGACCTCCGTCGGGTTCGACTTGAACATGTCCCGCAGCTTGTCGCTGGTCGTGCCCATGATGTCCGCGTACGCCTTCAGCTCCGGGCCGCCGTCACGGATGGACCGATTCATGTCCAGCAGGACCTTGTTGAAGACGTTGGCGCTGCGCACCCCGTCCTCGCCCAGCGAGCTCATCGCCGCCGAGAGGCCCATCACCGAGGTCTGGCCGATGCCCACCGTCGCCGCGATCGGGGCCAGCGCCTTGGAGAACGCGATCGTCGCCGGCGCACTGGCACCCAGCTTCTTGGTCACCGTCGTCAGGGAGTCCGAGAGGGCCTCGAACTGGGAGACGCCGTTGCCCATCGACTTGCCCAGCAGCGTCATGTCCCGGCCGATCGAGGCCGCATTCGTGTTCGTCGCCGCACCCAGCTGCACGAACGACTTGCCCAGCGACTTGAACTGCTGCTCCGACTTCACCCCGACGGACTGGATCGACTCCATCACGTCGACCGCGCCCTGCATGCCGATCGGGAAGTCCCGGGCCAGCGAGCGGGTCGCCGAGGACAGGTTCGCGAACGACTTGCCCGTCACCGTGGCCGTGGCCTCGATGTTCGCCAGGGCCTTCTGCTGCGCGGCCGCCGCATCCGCAGCGATCGAGTTGATCTTCGTGAAGCCCGTCAGCCGCTGCGTCGCCTGGACGAACGCCCCCGACATGTCCGCCGTCGCCCCGCGCACGCCGGTGGCGACCTGCATGTAGTTCTGCGACACCCCGATGGCCTGACCCATCGACTGGGTGAAGCCGGCGGTGTCAGCATTCAGCTGGAAGTCGACGGGAACGCTCATCCCAAGCGCCCCTTCACCCGATTCGGCTGCTCACGCATGGCCTGCGCTACCTGCTTCGGGACGAGCGTGACTCGGGCGCCGGCGAGGGAGGCATCATCCTCACGGGCCATCTCCTTGATGTAGCAGCCATGGCACTGGACCGTGATCGGCTCGTACGCATACCAGTCCTCCTCCCACTCCCAGTCGCTCGTGCCGCAGGACTGGCACTTGCTGCTGGACTCCAGGAGGTAGGCGATCAGCTTCGCCCGATCCTCCGGATCCCATCCTAGGAGCGCGGAGTGGGGAAGGCCGTGATCAGCGCACCACGACTGCTCTAGGTAGAAGGTGCTGTCGTACCGGAGCCTTCTACGGTGAAAGGGACGTCCAGGCCCCTCGAGCACACCTCGATGCACCCCACGAAGACCTCCATCACCTCACCGCGGGACCAGTCCTCGGAGTTCCAGATCTCCAGGGCCTCATTCGGGGTCAGCCGCGGCTCCCAGCTGCACGCCGCGATCAGGGCCGGGCCGAATGTCTCCGGGTTGTACGTCGCCCCGTCCTTCTTCTGCTCCGGGGTGGGCGGGTACTTGGCCATCAGGTCGTCGTACGCCCGCGAGCCGATCGCCTTCAGCGTGATCACGAACTCGATCACGTCGCCGTCGGCGTCCGGCACCATCAGGACGACTTCCTTCGTCCGCTTCGGCTTGGCCTGCAGGTCCGCGAACGTCGCCTTCCGACGGGTGTCCTTCTTGGCAGGGCTCGGTGCACTCATCACTGGTCTCCTAGGGGTGAAAACGCGTCGAGGAGGAACTCCCACCGACTGTAGCGGGAGATCCTCCTCGAGCAGCGTCATGAACTACGGCGTGTGGACGAGGACGCCCGTCGCCGTCTGGCCGCCGGTGCCCGTGCCGTTCACGGCAGCGACCTTGAAGAAGTAGTCGGTGCCCGTGACCAGTGCGGTGATCCGGGCGGTCGTGCCGGTCTTGGTGATGTTGGTCGTGACCTCGGTGTACGAGCCACCCAGCGTCGACGACTGGTAGACCTTGTAGCTGGTCGGCGAGCCGAGCAGCGGGGCGTCCCAGTCCAGGACGACGACCGTGGCCGACTCCGCAGCACCGGTGAGGTTGCGCGGCACGCTCGGAACGGCAGCGACACCCGTGACGATCGCGGACTCCGCCGGCTCCTCGGGGACCGAGCCGGTCACCGTGAAGGTCTGGACGGTGTTGGAGGCGATCGCGGCCATGGTGCGCGAGACGACCATCAGCGGCCACACCTCGACGCCGTCGCCCGCACGAGGCTTCTGGTTCACGCCCGAGCCGCCGAAGCGGGAGACGAAGAAGTAGCCGTCGGCCGCACGCGGAAGGGTCTCCCACGCGGTGTCGGCCTCGTCGTCGCGGTAGAAGTCACCGGTGAACGACGCCTGGACAGTGCCCGGGACCGAGGTCTCGAAGAGACTGTCGAGGTTGGGGGTCGGCACCGTGTTGCCCTGCGCCGAGGGGTTCAGCGAGACGATGAACGGCGTCAGCACGATGGCAGCGTCGAGCTCGGCCTCGGTGGGGGCAGCGAGGACAGCCGGACGGACAGTCGTCCACGCAATCCAGGTCTGCTCATTGGGGATGATGCGTGACATTGGGTTCTCCTTGTGTCGACCTCGGCGAGGTGGCTGTCGTATGTCAGTTTAGGACCGCGATCGGTCAGGTGCCTCGCTTCACGGCATGCAATGTGAGCGAGTCAGTGGCGTTCCAGATGGGTGGATCCACGCTGTCGTTGCGCAGCACTCCGCCCAGGGACTGCCACTCGACCCACGTGATCTCGAAGGCATCGGGGGCGCCGAACAGCTGCTTCAGCAGCCCCGACACCGCCTGGCGGCAGGCCGTGCCCGTCCAGTCCACCTGGGCCCGCGCAGCACCGTGGTAGCGCAGCTGGAACGAGCACACCCACGCGTCCTCCTGCCGGGCCAGCGTCAGCTCAGGGGTGCGCGGCCGGGCACCGGAGAAGGCCACCACCGCGTACGGCACGAACTGGTCCACATTCGGCTGCCCCTTCACCCAGCCGCCGGCATCCGGGGCGATCCCGTCGCCGACCTCCAGCCAGGAGATCTCCGCCAGGGCAGCGATCACGTAATCCGTCAGAGCACCGGTATCAAGCACGGATGCAGCCCTCGATTCCCTTGCGGACCGAGTCGATCAGCGGCCGCCTGATCCGGGCAGCCACCTGGGCGCTCGAGGCCCGCGGGTTCACGCTGAGCACCCGCACGATGATCCCATCACCGGTGCGGCCCACCGCCACTCCCACGCCCGGGGCACGCACCTGCCGGGCCACCTTGGAAGCCTCCGCCTCCATCGTCGCCGGCACGTCCTCGACAGCCTTCGCCAGGCGCTCCAGGTAAGCCACCAGCTCCTCCGGGGTCACTGCCACTCCACCGGGACAGGCGGGGCACCGGTGTCGATCCAGTGGCTCGCATCCTCCACGCCCATGCACGTCATCCGGCGCACCACCGGGAACTGCCCTGCTGCCTCCGTGTCCCGGCAGCGGAACGTCCGGCCCACCATCAGCGGGTCGTCATGCGCCGTGACCTCCACCAGGTCGTCCGGGCGCGGGTCAGGCTCGTACGGCACCCCGTCGATCACCACCTGTACAGGGATAGACACGTACGTGTTCTGGAACTCCTGGCTCTCATCCCCGATGCCCAGCAGCAGGGGGCCGGCCACCGAGTAGACCCGGGCCCTGCCCTTGTAGACCCCGCCCAGGCGCTCGGAGGCCAGATAGCCGGTCACGTCGTTCAGCACAGCCTCGGCGGGCCGAGTGATCGTCACCTCGGCCGTCATGTTCATCTCCGCGTACCTGCGGGCCGTGGAGAGCGCCACCGCGTACATCAGTACCCCGGGTAGTACTCGGGATAGAACGACGGGTACTCGCTCGGGTCGTAGTCGCCGAAGTTCTGACGGCCTGCGAGGTAGTTGTCCATGAAGCCCAGGCCGAACTTCAGCGGCTTGATCGACTCATCCCACTGCTGGTCGAACAGCGCCCCAGAGAACGTCGGGGAGGCCATCGCCTGCTCCTGCTTGTACTGGTCCCGCAGGCTGACCGCAGCCGCCTCGAACTTGGACTGCAGCTCCGAGACGCCCACGGACACGCCGTCGGCGCTGACGGACACCTCACGGGCGTAGTGGGCCGCGATGATCTCGCAGCACACCGCCGCGTTCAGGGTGTTCGAGCCGTACAGCGGAGCCCACTTGCCGATGACGAAGGCGATCTCCTGATCGCTCAGCAGCGGCCGCGTGGAGTCCGTGTCACCGCACAGGAACCGGACCTCGTCCTTGTCGGACGCGGCCGGGTCGCCTGAGTAGGTGAAGGTCATCGGCCCGCCTTCAGGAAGTCCCCGCCCACCGGCATGAAGTGGCCCTTCGCCCGCTTGAACGCAGGCTTGCCCCGCAGCACCTTGCCCTTCGGGGTCATCAGCACCAGGCGCCGGGCCGTCGGGGTGTACGCACTCTTGGCCATCACCGGCTTGGGGATCCGCGGGGCCTTCGCCCCCGGCACGCCAGGAGCCCGGCCGCCCGTCGGCGTCAGGCGACCAGCCTTGGGCGCGGCGATCTTCGGGGCAGCTGCCTTCGGCAGAGCCATCACCGGCTTGGGGATGGACGGCTTCGTCACGAAGCGCGACATCGTCTTGGGCGGAGCCATCACACCCGGCAGCCCCGGCATGGCTAGTAGTACCTGGCGTCAGTGCTCTTGCGACCCGCCCGGAACGACCCACCCA